TTTGTTAAAAGATAAAATGCTTTCTTAACTTTGTAGATAAAGTTGTTTTGATTTAAGTTATTGATGTGTTTGTTATAGTGTGTGCTTACATTTATGGTCATAGATCCCCTGCGTTTTCCTTTGTTTTTTTTCAACTATTAAGTTAGTAACTAACTAGCTAATAACTTTTCTTTTGTCTGCTCTATTTGCCAAAGCAATTTATAAGAATCTTGTTGATACTTACTTACTTTGTGCTTTGCTTCTAGGAACTTCTTGTGTTTCTTCTCTTGAAGATCCTTCAGCTTTTGCAGACGCATCTTGATGTTTTCCATCATGCTCCTTTGTTACTTTTGTAAAATCAATCCTAAGATTTTGGATTTTACATTCTACAAACTCACCATTATTTTTTAAGTTTGCAGCTTTCTCAGCATCATCAAAGAGTTCAATCATTTGGTAATGACAATCTCCATTGATAATTCTTTTAAATTTTGTCATACTTATTTACTTTTTTCAACTTCTTTTTTAATTAAAAAATCTATATACTGTCTTGCTTTTTTAAGATCTTCAATACCATTCTTTCTTTTATACCTAGAAATATATTTAATTACATTACCCTCACAGAAATTAAAATTGTTTTCAATAATAAAATCTATTGGTTCAATCTTGTTTGCTATGTAATGTGCTGGTTCTTTTATATTATCTGCCATATCAATTCCTTTTTTTTAGCAAGGTGGGGAAAACGATAGAAAGGGAAAAAAACCCCACCCTGCTGGATACCCTTTAGCCTAAGTTAAAAGGTATATTCGTTATTACCACCATCATTAGCTTTTGCAAAGCTATTATTCGCAGGTTTTCCTGCTCCACTTGGTGTTAAAATAATTGTCAGCTCTCCTTCTTTTGGATTTCCGTCTTGATCTTTAGACACAAACGCTGCTTGGTTATACCACTTACCACCAATATTAACTCCAATAGTCCAGTTCTTATCTGGGTGCTTCATATTTTTTGGACCCACATAGACAGGAAGTTTATCACTAGGTGACTTCCAATCTTTGTTCTTGGCTAGGTTGATGTATATTTTGTCGGATTGATTATCCATGTTTACTCCTTAGTTATATCAACTACTGTTGATTATTGTTTAGTTTGACTTCATGCTTACTACTTGCATCTCTGATCTGTTCGTATGCTCTGAAGTTATTAGTTTTAAGATGACCAACAACTGATCTAACCTGGCTCTTAACTGCTGATAATTGTTTAACAGTTTTAGTTTCAGTTATTCTGTTGATGATCTCTTCTACATCCACTTCATCATCCATGTATGTAGGTTCTGAGGATTGCTCCACAGAATTTTGTTCGAATGGTTTAGCATTGTAACCATCTTCTAAATCCATTCCTGTTTTTAAGTTTAGTGCATTCAAGAACGCATACTTTTTACTGTATGACATGGCTTGACCTGTACCATACTTATCTAATCCACCCATTGCAGTACATCCATCGATCACTACAAAACTTTTGGGATCATCGATGTCAGTTATTCTCATGGTACAAGTTACGATCACAAATCTATCTGTAACATCTGTTATGTAATTACAGGTTGGATATAAACCATTCTTTAATAGAGCTTCCATTGCCACTCTTTGCACATCATCATGAAGCAAAGGATTAAAAGGCATACCCTTAACCTTACTTGCTTTCCTTACACTACTTGCATGGTTACACGCACTATGTAATTTCTTGTGTATGTTATTCATATTGTTACTTCCCATTCTATATACGTTATTTTCTCTACTCATATTTGATTCCCCATAGTTTAGTTATTAATTGTTTTTGTTCATCTGCTAAATCTTTGTAGTAAAAGAAATGATTTAAGTCTGGTGGCTCACACATCAAAGCTAACTTCTCTATGCTACCCTCACAAAACATAATCATCTTCTCCCACAATAAAATCTTATCAATCATTTTATTGTAAAGATATTGCAAGTGATCTGCCTTCATTAACTCATGGTTTTGATCAAAGATAATATAATCTTTATCATTAACATATACCAAGTAAGGTATCTTCTTTGTTGCCATGTAGTAGAACGAAGTCTGTGTAAGGTTCTCAAGTGTAGGCTCTGATGGTAGATCTTGAGTGATCATGTTCCATTCTTCTTTGCCTTTAACCTTTCTTAAATTAGGTGGTTTAGTTTTAAGTTCTATAAATTTTGTTTTAGTTTCATAATCAATACGACCAATGACAGGCTTGATCATGTCAAATTCTTTTAGCTCAACATATCTTTCGCAAACTAATTTATCTTTACCAATAATTTCTTGCACAACTTTTTTTGTAATTGGAATACAATCTTCGGCAAACTTAATCATAGCTTCTCTGCCGAACTTATCCTTTGCGTCTACTGGTGGGTTCTTATTGATTGCTTCTTGTTCATCCTTAAAACATTTATTATAATCCTTATCCCACTCTGTCTCTTTGATTGTCTTTGATTTATAAATTACATCTGCAATCATTCTTTGCACTACGTTATTAACTAGGTTTCCAAAGTTAGCTTTGTATCTGAATGCGAAAGTTCTTCTAACTTCTTGTGGGAAAGTATAACCAATAATATTTTTTGCTAAAGGTGTTGATGTACTAGAATAAGACCAATGATCTAATCCTTCTCCACCATTAAATATTGAGAATGCTTTCTTCTGACGAAGTAAGAGGGAATCTTCTGCTTTTTCTATTTTTTCGTTTTCCATTTTTTTCTTTCTGTTTTTTTGCTAACGATTACAATGATTTTAATAGGTTGTCAACGGATAATTATAATTGTATAACGGAGAGAAAATGACTAAGAAAAAACTACCATATAAAAAGGTTCGTATCATTTGGGTTGATATTTGCAGCTCGAGCCAATGGTATGATGATCTTGCTGATGTTGATAAGTTTAGCTACAGTTGGTGTGAGGATATTGGATACCTATATTATAAAGATTCTAAAGTAGTAAAGATATTTACTTCTTATTCTTATGATGAAGATAAACTATCTATTGGTAACATCACAGCTTATCCAAGATCTGTAGTTAAAAAAATAATATACGAGAAATGATATGACTTATTCTGGAATCTTTGATGAGACTAATTGTAAGCAAGAATTAAAACGAGCTAAGAAGTTTATTAAGAAACAAGCTGATATAATTTTTGCACTTGAAAAAGAAATTGAAAAAAAAGAAAATGAGATAAGGATGTTAAAAAATGGCTCGTGATGTTTATGCTTTCAGTAATGGTTTATATTCTGATTGGCACAGAAAATATGACGGCATTGCTTATATAGATGTTGATAGTGTTGAGTGTTGTCAGTATTGCTTCGAACCTTTAGCTATAATTGAGACGTGTTATGACAAAGGTCAGAAATTTAAGGCTACAACCCTATCAAAGATCATCGCTAGTCGCCTAAATATACCCTGCTTTTTAGTATTCTATAAGGAACTGGACCAGACAAGCCTAACCTTTAGGATCAAGCGTATACGAGCTTCTAAGACAGAGTTTCAGCTAATGAATGAGGATCAATGGGTTAAAATCTTGAGATCCTTGCATGACCACCATAAATTATATTGTAAATCAACCAAACGAAAGGATAAATAATGAACGTAAGTAGAGGATTTTTACATATAACCTATAAGTTGTACCACCATTTAGATTTGGTAGACGGAGAGAGAAAATCTCATTGTCTCAATGTATTTCTATCTGTAATGAAATATGCTTGGAAGAAAAATGGATACAAGGCAGGGTTGAGACACGAAACAATACACAAAGATACTGGTCTTTGCCGAACCACTATTAAATCTTGTCTTGAAACTTTAAATAAACTTAACATTGTTAAATCTGTGAGAGGTAGATCTGGTAAAACTTATCTTGTTAATGAGACATTTTTGCGAGCCGAGAAACTTTACGAGCCAACCCAGATAGCCGTTAAACCTACACAAGATAGCCGTTTTACGACTACATTAGAAGAAACAATATACATTAATAATATAGGTAATATTGTTAAGAGTTTTGCAGGGGATAGGGAGAAGATATTAGATGAATTATCTAAGCTCCCTATTGCTGAGTTGAAAGAAGATAAAACTAATGTCTATCTTTGTAAGTTAGCTATTGAACGTAAGGAAGATAAGGAACGAGAAAGTAAAGCAACTTATGTTAGTGGAGATAAAATTCTGTCGGCATTGTCCAGAATAAAGAAAGAAACAAATCATAGATACAAAGAAAAAAAGGAATATAATATTCGTAATGGTATTAAACCATGGGAAAATAAACAGGAGAAATAAAATATGGTAGGTCGACCAATGAGAAAGGTATTTTGCCAAGGTCATACTCGTGCTGGGTTAAGACTAGGATTAAAGATACCTTGTAAAATGAAAGGTTATCCACTATCTGATGGTAAAACTTTTAAATGTAAATTTCATGGGTTTCAAAACTATGATAAGTTTAACAAGGCTAATTACACAGATGAAACTAGGATAAAACAACTATCAAAACTAATACAATTTAGGAACTATACTGATGAGCAAATCAAAGAATACTATTACACAAAAACCAAACCAAGAATTAATAACAGAGAAAAGTCTATCTACCATAGAAGAAAGATTAATAAACGGAGAAACTTTGTCAGAAATACTGAAGGGAAATCAGTTTCAATGCAGTTTGATGAAGTTTTATCATTACTTGAAAAAAAATCCCGAGAAAGAAACAAGGATACTTGAAGCTAGAAAGTTAGGTGTTCAAACTTTAATCGATAAATTGCTGCAAGTATTTAACTATCAAGAAGTTGAATCCCCTAATGAGATATTATGGATAAGAGAGAAAGCTAAGTTTGTTCAATGGGTTGCGGGTAAAATTACTGATCTATATTCTGATAACAAAACTATTAAGCAAGATATTGATACCAAGATGTCTATTAGTTGGGAAGATAACTCTAATGATATGATTGATGTAACTGCCGAAGATATTCCAACAGCTACACCAGATAAAGATTAATATTCTAAAATACTATTAAAAGTTACTTCTATATGACCATAAAAATCTCTTTCATGACAGTTTTTAATCTGCATATACAATTCTCCAAGATCATAACAATTATCTTCAAATAAAAGTTTTTTTGTTATTTTTGGTTTAGCATATTTTATATGTTTTTTCTTTTTATTGTCATAGTAACTTTCTCTTTTAATTACTGAGTATATTTTTACATCATTATAACTTATCATTTGTTTTCCCTTTCTGTTTGTTGTTATATTTTTTTTGCTAGGTATTGAAATACAGGATCATGATTAACATTCCCATGTTTCAATCTTTTTTGGTACAACTCAACCATATTATTACTTGCTACTCTATAAAATAAATTAGCAATGTCTCGTGTTGTGTTGTTATAAAATCTATCTCTTGCAAGATAGCCATTATGATATTCTAAAACCTCACCTGGTTTAGCTGTTTGTAGCCATGCTTCGTATTTGTTTAACATTTTTATTCTCCATTTGTTTGTTGTTGTATTCTCTAACAATCATTCTGATTGCTAGACCATTCTCACCTTTAAGAGTATTGAATA